GTTTGCCGTAGACCGGGACAATCGGGATGCACTTGCCAGCGATGTAGCCCGCGTCCTCGAGGATGCGCCCGCCGCTCATGACATACTTGCGAACGCGCCTGCGCTTGATCTTGCGCTGCCGTACTTCGGTTGTGCCGACTGCGGCTAACAGTTCTTCCAACGTCGGATCGTCCGCGAAGTCTTGCGCGGCGTACTTCTCCTCCTCACCCGCGATGGTCTGGAAAATTCGAAGCGTCTCGGACTTTTCTTCCACCCGATAGTACTCGGCCACGTAAACTACGTCGGGCGTACACCAGTCAAATTCGTACTGGTGGACGATCTTAGGCCAGCTTGTCGGGTCGTCGCCCCACTCGTCCTTGTACGCCTCGCGGGTCATCGAGTAGACGACAAAGGCATATTTGGCGTCGGACTTGTCCTGGCGCTTGGCTTCAAGGTCGAAGAACACGCTGGAGTCCGCGTCGAATATCGGCTCGATGCGGATGCGCTGCTTTTCGTTCTCGGGATCTTCGTCATCCTCGTAGATCGTGCGTAGACGCCAGGCGCCGAACCCGCCGCCCACGGCCTCCTCGAATGCGTTGTCGTAGGCTTCGTCGGCAACAGAGTCCTGCTCGTCGGCCCGGTAAAGCCCGTCGCATACGTCGGCCAGTTTGTCGTTGTTGGTGCCGTCTTGGGAGACAAAATCGACGGGGACGCCGTTGTGGCGGTACTCGTTGATGATCCGAATGACGGAAAGGTGAACCTTGTTGACTTCAAACTTCGGCTTGTTAGCGTACTGATCCCAGAGCGGGCCTTCCCACTGGCTGCCCGCAAGGCTATAGAACCGGCGATCTTGCAAACATTGGAGGCGCTCGTCGCGCAAGGCCGACTGGATGTTGTCGAAATCAGCCAGCGCCTCGGCGTGGAGGTTGGCCAATTGCTGATCTCGGGAAATGCGGGGCATCAAAAATCCTCGGTTTCGCGGATTGTCGGTTGTTGACTGTTGCTTGTCAACGTGTTAACGCGCCCACTTCTTCACATTCGGTATCGGCGTGAACTCAATCTGCCGCTTGACCGCCGAGGCCCGCCTGACGCCCTCGCAGGCGTAGCGCAGGGCGTCTATCACGTGGTTCTGCTTGTCCTGCAAGACGGGAAGCACCTTGCCAGTCAGCGCGTCGGTCTTGTAGCTGTAGTGCGTCAGCTCGTCGATTGTATGGATACAGCGCGGGTGGACAACGATGTCGTAGCTTTTGAGCCACTCGACGCCTTCGGCCACGCTGTCTTTGCCTTTGACGGCTGGCAAGATCTTGGGAAAGCCATGTTTACGCATGTGGCTAATCGTCTCGGGCCGTGAACTGTCGGCCACAAGCGGCCAGCGTTCGGCCTCTGGCACGGTCATGAACAGGTCTGGCGTGTCCATGATCTCGCAACCGACCATGTACGCCTCGTGGTCGATGTAGAGCGTTCGGCCGACGATGTGGCATCGGACCAGCACGGTCGGATCGCTGGCAAAGCCCCAGTCGGCCCCGAGACGGTGTATCGCATCGTCTGGCGCGTCGAACTCCTCAACCCGCCAATTGCGAAACACTCTGGCGCTGCTGTTCTGCAAGTAGGCCCCGCGCCAGATGTGGGCGTATTTGTCCGGGTCGCGGGCCTTGTCGTATTCCATTTCGGCCCGCAGCACTTCGGGAAACCACGGGTTATCGTCGAAGTTGACTTCAACCACGGCGGCGTCTGGCGGTGGCCTGCTGCCGCGCAGGAGCTGGTCTACCGGGTCGCTGGCTTGGTTGGGGTTCCAAGAAAACCAAAGCTCTGAGCCGGGCTTTCGGATCGTCGGGCGGAGTAGGTCGAGGCTGCGCTGGGAGAGGCTCTGCGCCTCCTCCACCCAGGCCCTGTCGTAGCCCTCAAGGCTTTTGATTGAGTCGGCGGTATGGTTCTGCATCCCTTGGAAGATAATCGCGCCCTGACCGCGCCTGGACTTAATGACGGCCTCTTGCACCTCGAAGTAAGATCCCGCGCCCATCGCCTCGATCTTGATCTCTAACAGGCGTTTGACCGACTGGGCCAATGACTTCTGGATCTCGCGCACACAAACCGAGCGGCTGTCTGGGTCGAGGATGTGGGCTTCGATCATGAGTTCAGCAAATGCGTGACTTTTGCCAGAGCCCCGGCCGCCGAACGCGCCCTTGTAGCGGGCCGGGTTGAGCAGAGGCAGCGCCCAGCGGGGCGTATCAATCTGGAGCGTAGTCACTTGCCGATCACGACTCGCTCAATTTTCTGGATCGCTACGGGCCGGTCTGGGTCGCCGCTTACCTCGATCTTGTCGCCGTACCGTTTGGGCGCCAGTTTGGAGAGTAGCCACTTCCGGGTATCGACCTGAAGCCGTTGCTTTTGCACCTCGGCCCAGTCCCTGCGGCCGTCAGGCTGGACGCCCACCTCGGAGTCGCTCAAGTCGATGATTTCGCTAGCGATTCTCTCGATCAAATCGTCTCGCGCGCGCGCGTATTCTGCGGCAAGCTGCGCGTCAGCATCAACCCACATGCCAAACGTACTTTGCGGGACGCCTGCGGCCAGGCAGGATTTGTAAGCGCTCAGGCCATTTCGCATCCCTTCGAGAACTTTCCGGCAGATCTCCGCCTTAGCCTCGTCGGTGTATTTGCTGCTACGCCGAGTCATCCCTCTCGCCCCTCAGCCCGCGCCTCGCTCTCTCGGACCATCTCGATCAGCTTTTCCAAATAGTGCTTGGCTTTCTCAAGATCGGCGACCCCGCCTCGCTCGCGCCAGCGGGTCACATATTTGACAACGTTGCCCTCGAAATAGCCCAGGCGGTTAGCCGCGATATAGTCCCACGGCTGAATGGCTTTGCCGAGGTAGTGGCTGCCGCCGACCTGGCGGTTGTCTGGGTTGGTCATGGTTTCTTCCGGCCCATGTCGGGAGTCACGATAGCATGCCACAGGCGATGGCAGGAACGACACAGATAACTCGTCGGCCATCTTAGCTCGCTTGGAGTATCCCGGAAAAGATATTGCGGCGCCCAATGATGACGCTCGCCCTCTGGTGCGCCGCAGACTTCGCATGTCGGAGGCTGCCTCCCTCGTGTTTCAAAATACCGGGCCGTTCTTGTTTTAACGTATAATAATTGGCCGTGCTGTTGTTCGTATTTTCTTGCGATCTCTTTTTTCATGTACCGCTGAAAGACTTCCCCGCAGTTCCCGCAATACAACGGATAAACTGTAGATCCCGACATTATTTTTGTTATACCGATTTTAATATCTTCTGAGCCACATTTTGTGCATTCGGTCACATACATAAGTTTTCCCTTTCCTTCTCCCGATCTAGACGAATTGGCGCACTCGTGGTGGGGACAATGGGGACACTCTTAAGAGTGTGTCCCCGTTTGTCCCCAACTGCCTCGCCTTGTCATCGGGGACATTTTCCCCGTTTGTCCCCACTTGTCCCTTTTTTCCCCTCATCGCTTTTTCATACTAAGCAAAAAGTTGGAAGCGACCTCGTCATCAACAACAACCCATCCGCGCTCGTAAGATTCGACAATTTTTGCTTCAATTAAATTATTAACTAAACGACCTTTTTTGCCTTCCTTAACGTATGTCTTGGCTGTCGATTCTGTCCGCCCTTTGTTTGATACGAGGTAGTCAATCAAAGCATCTCTAGAAACATATGGCGTTTTATTTCTAAGTTCGCAATTTGATTTAAACCAAGACTCTTTTAATTGATCAATGTCTTTTGAAAGATCCGACGCCTCCTTTGTCTGTTTCTGCGGCGGGTCATCATCGAGTACAAAAACTGCCCCGGAGATCTCGTCCCCGTCTTCATCAATCCAGCCCAGCGGGACGGATTGCAACTTGCCAAAAAAATCCTCCGGCGGTTCGGCATCCTTCATCTTGGTGCAACTGATCTCGATGGATGAATCACGCTTGGCAATCAGGATCGAGGCATCGACCGACGCCCGCCAGGCGCTGGAGCCTCTGGCCCGCTGCTTGGACTCGGCCGCGTGGCCGGTGTGGTGGTTGAGGATGACGCTTGCGCCAAGCGCCATTGCGACGATGTTGCAGGCGTTGAGCAGGTTGCGGGTGTCGCGGGCTGCATTTTCGTCCCCGCTCATGTGATTGTTGACCGTATCAATGATGATGGCAACCGCTGGCTCGTCAGTTAGCTCGCGGACGGCGTTGATGATCTGGGCCGCTGCGGCCGGGCTGTCAATGTCGATGGCCTTATTCGAGATCAGCAGGTTGTCGAGGCTGGTGATGTTGTGAGCCTTGCACCAGGCCGTCACCCGCTGCCTGAGCCCATAGTTGCCCTCGCCTGCCATGTAGATCACGAGCCCGGCTCTGGTCCGGTGCTGGTGCCAGGTCATGCCGGAGGCGATATGGCAGGCCATGTCGAGCGTGACAAATGTTTTCCCCGACCCCGACTCGCCGTAGACCATCGACACGCCGTTATCGGGCAGCCAGCCCTTGATGATCCATTTAAGCGGCGCCGGTTGGCTCAAAAACGATGTTGCGCGGGTGAAAAAGTATTCCTGCCGCTCGGCACGGGTGGCCGCTAGCAGCGCCTCGGCTGCGTCTGATCCGATCGCTGCCGCTGCCCCAATGTCGGTCTCTGGCTCGTATCGGGAAACCGAGCGGACGATCTGGGACAGTTCGGACGAGGGTAGCGGGATCTCGCAGCGGGTCTCGTTGGTGATGGTCAGAGCGGCAAGGATCTCGGCTTCGCCCATCCCGAAATGCCGCATGGCGCCCGCGAGAGCCGTCAGGCCGCTATTGCGGTTGCCTTGTATCAATCCATCGGTCAGAGCAGGCCCGCGCGTCTCGCTGCGTCTAAGAGCGTCGTAGGCGGCCTTCCAGGCGGGCGGGATCGGGAATGGCGCTACGCCGTCGAATGGGTCAGACGACGCCTCCCATTCGTAGCGCCGCCCCTCGATGGCCGAGGGATAGGCGACAAAATATCGACCGTCCGACAGCAGATCGACGCCCTCGGCCAGCTTGCAGGATCGGATATCGGGATCATAGACCGCGATATGATGCTCGCCGCCGCCTGCGGTGAGTTGGGCTGCGCCGTCTGCCGGGATCTTGCCATTAGCCGCTAGCCACGCCTCCCACGACTCTATGCCGCCGTTCCTGGGGTCAACGTCGAATACGACGATGCCAGACCGAGCCCCGGCCGCGATGCCGATGTTAAAGTTGGGATTCTGTGCCCACCACCTGGCGATCTGCTCAGGGCTGGTCGTGGCATCATTAACCCCATGCTCGGTGGCGGGCGCTTTGGAGTTGGGCAGCACGGGTAGCACGTGCCAGCCCCAGGATGCATAGATAAGCGCCGCTTCAGCTTTCGTTGTCATTCGTCTCTGCTCGCAGTTCCCTCTGTGTTTTTACCTCGAGTTCATATTGCCTAGCCATCGGCGGGTACTTGCCCCAACGGCTGATAACGTGAGGCCAGATATTGAGCGCCTGGGCAAGCGCCTTTTTGGTCCCAAAGAACTTGATCGCCTCGTCAGTTGTCATGATGTATTTACATTTTCCTGTGCAATTTAGGTGTTGACACTCTACATTGCCGTAGGGTACATTGCAAACCAATGCGCGACCGGATTCCCCGAAGGCGCAGACAGAGCGGAGGCTCAAAATGCTTAAAGTTACCTTCTACGTTTACTCCAAGCTGCTGGGCAAGGAGTTCTACAACGTCGAAATCCATCGCTCGATGGACGCTGCCCGCCTGCGTGCACTCGCCCTGAACTGGACCATCGCCGAAGTCGAGGAGGTCTGAGCATGGCTATAAAAATTCAGACCACCGGCGGCCTGTCCGCCAACGGCGTCAAAGTCCTGGTCTACGGACAGGCAGGCGCCGGCAAAACGTCTCTCATTAAGACGCTGCCTAGCCCCATCGTCCTCTCGGCAGAGGGCGGCCTCTTGTCGATCCAAGACGCCGACTTGCCATACATAGAGATCGGGGACATGGCTACGCTGCACGAGGCGTATGCCTGGCTGACGCAATCCGACGAAGCCAAGGCCTTTGAGTCCGTCGCGCTGGACAGCATCTCAGAAATTGCCGAAGTCGTCTTGAACGCCGAAAAGAAGGCCAGCAAAGACCCGAGACAGGCCTACGGCGCGATGCAGGAACAGATGGCCGACATTATTCGGGCCTTCCGGGATCTGCCGGGCCGCCACGTATACATGAGCGCCAAGCTCGAAAAGTCGCAGGACGAAATGGGCCGGATCTTGTATTCGCCGAGTATGCCGGGCAACAAA